GCTTTATGTAGATATGAAACTACTTTTTTTCTGGTCTCGTCTAATAGTCCAGATGTTACATATGACACTGAATCATTACTTAGTTTAATACCCTGGGCTTGCTGACCCGGCTTTTCTTGGTAAATATAAAATTCGTTTACATTTTCAACAAGTGTTGCTCCAGTCTGAGGATCTTTTTTCTTTTTAACCTCCTTGACCTTACGGATCTTAGAGGCATCAATTGGTCTAATCTCTTGGATACCAGCCTTTAGATTCTTTTCATCTACAACTAAGTGATGATACAGTCTACCATCTACGTACCACCTTCTAAAAATATCGTGGCCTAAATCTGTAAATTTTAACATGGAACAGATATGGTCGAACTCTTCAGTCATTACTTTTTTAAGCTGATCACTTAATCCTTCTACCTCATCCAAGACAAGCGAAACCGGTGATCCTTCGTTATTAGTAATAGATTCATTGACAATATCCTCGATTGCTGCATCAACCTCTGGATGGATTGCTACTGCACGATATTGCCTAATATTCTGGTGATTATCTTTTGAATGATCACCTTCTCCTAGGTTAACATATGTTCCATAATGTGAGCCAGAAGCAGTGACGTATCCTGCACCATCATCATCTGTTGGTGGGACAATAGATTGCAACTTTTCTGCGGATTTATCCTTAGCTCTTTTAATCTCAAAGCCGAATAAACGTAATCCAGTATTGTCAGCCATACTTTATCCTAATATTGAAGTGAGCGAGAGACCATTTCTGGTCTCTCTTTTTAGTTATTTATAACTTATGAAGTTGTTGCTGCTTCCCAGTATTGAACTTGGAATTCTACTGTGAATCGTTCGATCTCATCTGTTGCTTGATAGCTAACATCGATCGGACTAATTGCAGTAGGGAAACAACCTCTAAAGTTGTAGGTTTTAATTGATGAGCCGTCTTTATCCAACTGCTCAACAACCAAATCAGCTTCGTAATCTGTAGGATTCGTCAGACCGGTATTTGCACTGTGTGCATTCATACCGTTCATCCAACGCTCCAAAGAATTACGGATGCTGAAGTCAGTATCGTTAATGATAGTTGGTGTCCATACATCAAATGTACGATCACCAGCCATTTTTAATTGACGACCACGGAAAGGAACAATAATTGTACCCATTGTCGACGCTGGTAACTGAGCTGCCTCACATAGGAATGAGGATAGTTCTACGTCACCGTTTGCATAACCTGGGAAGTTGATAGTTGCCTTAAATAAATTAGGGCGGGCACCACCACCGCGAAGCTTTGCTTTAAAATCATCTACGCCTAAAACTGCCATCTTTTATCTCCTTATACCTGTAGTCCAGCGACTTCTTCGAAGTCAACACCAGATCTAACAGCAACAAAGTTTAGAGTGATGTAGTTGATTGAGCGTGCTGGCTTGATGAAGATGTTAGCAACGAACTCGTTTCTATCAATGATAGCTGGAGTGTTGTTTGTCTCATCACATACCACACGGAAGTCTGTAATACCACGACGTCCTTTGATCTCTCTTAGGAACGGTTCTACGATATTCACAAACTCTGCTCTTGTAAACTCATCGTTTAATTCGAACAATGTGTTGCGTGCTGCCAGAGCGATTGCTCTTTCTACGACATTAAATAGACGACGTACATTTACACGATCGAATGCACTTGGTCTATTCATATGTGTTTTATCACCATAAAGCAAAATACCTTGTCCTGGTAGATTTGCGATTGGGTTAATACCTGCTTTGTACAACGTATCTCTTTGAGATTTAGTTGGTGTATAAGCAAGTGATGTAACACCCAAATATGAACCACGACGTGAACCTGCTGGAGAGAACCATGGAGCTGCATTTGCGTCTGAAGCTGCCATAATACCCGCTGTTGCACCAGCTGCCGGGATGTTAACATATTTGTCGTTATATTTATCGTAGACTTTTAGATGGTTATTATCAACAAATAGGTATGAGCTATATGTGTAACCTTCTGCTTCAGAAACAGTAGCGGAGACAGGATCTGCTTTACCTACAACGTTACCTGAATAAGGTGAAGTAACAACCACACAGTCTTTACGTGTCTGTTGAGCTGTTGCAACTAGATCGTTTACAACACTCTGTTGATTTGTTTCGTTATTCATATTAGGTGCGATCAAGAAATCTACTTGGATAGTGTCTTTATCCTCGAACACATCATGTGCATCGTTAACGTTTCCTGTAGTTCTTGTGCCTTTGGCACCATTTGATAGACCGAAGTTCCCAGATGTTTGAGCATTATTAATACGAATATAGTTAGATCCTCTATTCACAACGTCTTTTTGATAGTTGGATGATCCATCTGCATTTGTAGCTCCAGCTGTTGTGCTAACGAATGGATATCTTTCTAGTACAGTACCTGCTGTACCAGTAATACCACCATCAGAATCTAGAACCAAAACATGTGTTTCTTGACCGGTTGGTGCTGCATCGAATTGTGCTTTATATGATGCATCCCATGAGGACCATTCGGTAGAATCAGCAATTTTAATTGCAAGATTATCGCCTAGAGGCCCAGGATGTTTAGCCAGGATATTTGCGGTCCAAGTACCATTATCCCAATCCTCGTCGTTCTTTACCAATTCACCGGCACCGCTATCTACGGCATTTAATGCGCCGCTGTCTGCAGTACGTACTACTTGTAAAGCTGATGAGTATCTTAAAAAACTTGCTGCGGTTAGAAAGTCAACCGCGTAACTGTCGTTGGGCGAACCAAAGGTTGAGGCCAGTGTAGCTTCATTGTCTACCAAAACTGCCTGTTCCATTGGACCCCAACGGAAACTTCCAGCAAATGCGCCAGTTGTAGATTGAACGTTGGGAACACCACCGCTTAGATCTACTTCTTTGACGACAATGGCTGGAGATTCGGAAGGTGCGCCTATTGCCATGTTTATTTTCCTTTTCCAGAGATCGAATTATATGTTTTC